AAAAAGGCTAAGACAGCAAAAACCAATCGAGTGGCGGTAAAGAAACACAAGCAACAAGTTAAGACCAGACAGAAGACATTCAAAGGAATTGCAAAAGGACTGTTTGGAAAAGGAAAAATGTTTCAGAAGTTAGCGCATCATATGGCAACAAACTGGACAAAATCACCAGAGAATTAAGAGAGGAAGACAAATGAAACCTATGAAACTTATTTGTGAGCAAAACGAAAATATCATTGTGGAAGCGATCAGTGAAGGTGCTGGTCCGGGAAAGATCTATTTCATCCAAGGCGTCTTCCTTCAGGCCAATTTACAGAATCGGAACGGACGTGTGTATCCGATTGACATTTTGGAGCGTGAAGTCGCACGTTACAACCAAGCATATGTTTCGCAAAATCGTGCTATGGGAGAATTGGGTCATCCAGATGGCCCAACAATCAATCTGGATAAAGTAAGCCACTTGATTGTGGATCTTTTCAAAGAAGGAAACAACTTCATTGGAAAGGCTAAGATTTTAGACACCCCCAACGGCAAGATCGTAAAGAGTCTTATCGATGAGGGTGTAAAGTTGGGTGTGTCAAGTCGTGGCATGGGTTCCCTGAAAGAAAATAGTCGGGGCGTTCAGGAAGTGCAAGATGACTTCTATCTTGCTACGGCGGCAGACATCGTTGCAGATCCTTCGGCCCCTGCCGCATTTGTCCAAGGCGTCATGGAAGGCAAAGAATGGGTTTGGAACAACGGTGTCCTTACGGAAGCAAAGGTTGATCCGATCAAGAAAGCCCTCGATAAAAAATATGACGAAGCGGCTGCAATTCGTGCGTTTGAACCGTTCATGACTGAACTTACACGTCGTTCGTTTTAACCTTTGTCTTCCACTGTTTGAAAGATGGCGGCATATACGAACTGAGAGATTTTTCGGTTTGGTATGCCGCTATTTTTTTGCAGATAGCAATGAAATCTTCATCCTTCATGTTGCGTTTGATGTGCTGTAGTTTCTTGTCAACCCATTGAACATTTCCTTCGATGTATCCTTTGCTTGAATCGATCCGGTCTAAAGATGCGGTTCCTGTATATTTTCCATTGATCTTTCCCCACATAGTAAGCAATTCACCAGATATAGAACAACGACGGTCCTGCTTTAGAAATAGTTCCCATGCGTATTCGATGGTTATTTCAAATGGAAGAGCTTTGTGAGATTTGTATCGTCTTGATCGACGGGCTTCTGTGGATTCAAGTTTAATATTATGCCACATTCGTCCACTTATTTCTCCGTGACCAGACCATAATGGATTCTTATTTCCTCGCATTTTTAATTTGTGGCAATTGGGACAATTACTTCCATATGCTCTATTTGCGATTGCGGTTTGCCATTCATGCGCACATACTGAACATTTCCAGTATGCTCTATAGTGACTAGTTTTTCCATAATCTGTTAAGTTTTTTTCGTTTTTTTCGTGCCAATCTTTTTGAAGGTGTGAGTTAGGGTGTTCCATATACTCCTATGTATACTAACATTCCATCTCCAACTTACACTCTCAAGATTCAATACTTTATAAATATATCTAGGTTGTTCTGTTACACCAAGAACAGGAGAAAATTTATGGGTAAAATTGAAGATAAGATCATGGAAATTTTGAAGGGCGATAACCTTCAAGAAGCCGTCGATTTTGAAATTGTTGGAGGCCCTGATCCGTCTAGCACGTTGAAAGGACCGTTGGATTACACAAAGCCTGTGACAAAGGCAACTGTACCACAAGCATATGCAATTCCAGGAGTTGGTGAAGTTGGCGACGACGAATCCGGCAAGAATGATCCGATCACCGATGTTGTTGACAACCTCGATGAAGAGGAAGATGAAAAAGAAGAAGACGATGACGAAGGTGAAGATGAAAAACTCGATGAAACCTTTGCTGCATTGCTGTCTCGTTTGGCTGAAGAAGAAGACGATGACGAAGACGACGATGACGAAGAAGAAGTGAAGGAAGAAGAAGGCGAAACCAGCTTGAAGGCTGATAATGGTGGAACGCCGGAAGAAACTCTTCCTGATGTTGATTCCAAGCTCGATTCTCCAGACAAGCTCGTCACAAAGGCACCTGGAATTGAGGTTGCTGAAGAAGAAGAAGAAGGAGAAACCAGTCTGAAGGGTGACAACGGTGGAACGCCGGAAGAAACTCTTCCTGATGTTGATTCCAAACTCGACAAGCCAGATTCTTTGGTTACCCCGGCTGTCGGTGCAAAGTCTCCGAATCCGAATGACACTGACGTGAAGGAAGACATCGATGCAATCTTTGCTGGTACAAAACTTACCGAAGCTGCCAAGGCAAAGGCCGCAACAATTTATAAAGCTGCTGTAACCCGTCGTGTAAACGAAGAGAAGCAGCGTGTTCAGCAAGTCGCCACAAAGAAGCTGAAGGAAGCTTTCGCAATTCTAAAGGCACGCACTGAACACAAGCAGCAAGTTTTTGAAGAGAATCTGACCGGACAAGTAGACCGCTATCTCAACTATGTGGTTGAGAACTGGATGTCTGAAAATCGTCTGGCCGTTGAAAAAGGCATTCGTGCCGAACTTGCAGAGAGCTTTATCAGCGGATTGAAGGAACTCTTTGTTGAGCACTACATTGAAGTGCCAGAATCCAAGGTTGATGTTGTGTCTACTTTGGGTAAGAAGGTCACCAAACTGGAAAGCAAGCTCAACGAACAGATCGAGCAGAACACAAAGATGCGTGCATCTCTCAACTCATACCGCAAGGAAGAAGTTGTACGTGCAGTATCCAGTGGTCTTGCTGATACACAACGTGAAAAGCTGGCAAAGCTGGCCGAAGGCGTTGAGTACACCACACGTAAGGAGTTTGCTACGAAGCTGCAATCTCTAAAGGAAGCATACTTCGCAAAGTCTCCAAAGACATTGAAGAAGGAAGAAAAGCCACTTGTGGAAGAAGTAAAGGAGCCATCCAACGATGAGATGTCTGTATATACTCAGACCCTCTCGAAGATGTCCAAAAAGTAACAAAGTGAGTAATGAGACCAACTTATAGAAAATAGAATAATTCTAAATAATATAGATTGGTCTCAAAGACTAATAGAGAGACGAACTATGAATATTTCCGAACAACTAAGACAAAAGTGGGCAGCAGTGATTGACCACGAAGGTCTTCCAAAGATTGCCGATCCGCACCGCAAGGATGTTACGATTCAGATCTTGGAAAACCAACAAAAGGCAATCAAGGAAGAGAAAGAACAACTCCTCCGTGAAGCTGCTCCAACGAACAATTACGGTTCCGGCAACATTGGAGCTTGGGACCCGATCCTCATTTCGCTCGTTCGTCGTGCAATGCCTAACCTCATTGCGTATGACGTATGCGGCGTGCAACCGATGACTGGCCCAACGGGACTGATCTTCGCAATGCGTTCCAAGTATTCGACAATGGCCGCATCGGGCCGTGACCCGAGTACAGGCTTGTTTGCTGATGGAACTGGCACCGACCCGAACGAAGCATTCTTCAATGAAGCAAATACTGCGTTCTCCGGTGTTGACTCCACCACCAACCCAGGCCAAGCACTTGGCTCTCAGGGAAGCAACCCGTTTGCTGCTGGATACAGCACTGAAACTGGTCACGCAATGACAACGGCACAAGCCGAAGCATTGGGCACATTCCCATCTGGTAACTACCAATTCAATGAAATGGCACTCAGTATTGACAAAGTAACTGTCACTGCAAAGAGCCGTGCATTGAAGGCAGAATACACGATGGAACTCGCACAAGACTTGAAGGCAATTCACGGTCTTGATGCCGAAACAGAGTTGGCGAACATTCTTTCGACTGAAATCCTTGCCGAAATCAATCGTGAGATCATCCGCACTCTGTATTTCATCGCCAAGACAGGTGCTCAGAAGTCTGTTGCGGTTCCAGGAACTTTCAATCTTGACACGGACAGCAATGGTCGTTGGATGGAAGAAAAGTTCAAGGGTATGTTGTTCCAGGTTGAGCGTGATGCCAACCAGATCGCACGTGAGACACGTAGAGGGAAAGGAAACTTCCTCATCTGCTCGTCTGACGTAGCATCTGCTCTCGCAATGACTGGTATCTTGACCTATGCTCCTGCATTGGCAACGAACCTGAATGTTGACGACACTGGTAACACATTTGCTGGCGTTCTGAAGAACAATACGAAGGTCTTTATTGATCCGTACTTCAACAACACTGGCGACCTGAATACCGAACTCTTGATGGTTGGTTACAAGGGAAGCTCCCCGTATGATGCAGGTTTCTTCTACTGCCCATACATCCCGCTCCAAATGGTGCGTGCAGTTGGTGAGACAAACTTCCAGCCAAAGATCGGATTCAAGACTCGTTACGGCTTGGTAGCAAATCCGTATTACACCAATGCGGCTGGCGCAATCACTGCAACGAGCAATCCGTACTACCGCTTGATTAAGGTGAAGAACCTCCAGTAAGCGAGACGCTGAATTGCAGTAACTCACAAGGCCCGATGGTACCCCCATCGGGCCTTTTTCTTTGTCTAAGTATCATCATGCTCCTAGTTAAAACCAAACTTGCACCAAGTAAAATTCACGGCATTGGTTTGTTTGCTGATGAATTCATTCCGCAAGGAACATTGGTGCAGCAATATATCGATGGATTTGATTTGTATATTTGCCCCTGGAAGCTGGAATATCTGCCAACTGAAGCCAAGAAATGCGTTCTCAAGTATGCGTACAAGCAGAAGTCACTTGGTGATTACATTCTTTGCGGAGACAATGCCAGATTTTGGAATCACTCTGACAATCCCAATTTGATAGCTGATCCGAAAGGCGGCGAGAACGATGTTGCAGCCAGAGACATTTCTCCAGGTGAAGAGTTGACAGTAAACTACAGAGACTTCGATGCGGCTGCCGATACAAAACTTGGATAAATAGTTAAGTGCAAACGTTCATCCAGTTCCTCGAATCCTACATTAACTTTGGGGATTACCGTCTCGAACAGAAGTTTCACCACTACAATCAACTTCTGTTCAATAACGTAATTCCGCCTTGCCCAATTGTGTGGGAGGATTTGAAATATCAGGCCGGAATTACTCGATACATGCACAGAGGAACGACGTTTGTTCCTGGGTCGATGACAATTGCCATTTCCAATCGTTTTAAGCGCACAGAAGAAAATCTTGATTCGACTCTGATTCACGAGATGATTCATGCGTACTATGCGGTCACCGGATATCCAAAAGAAAATCACGGATTCCGTTTCAAAACGATGGCGGCTCACTGCGGAAAAATTGTTGGTTTCGAGATTCCAGAAACAGATATTGTCACCAATTTGGAAGTAGCATCCAAAAACGCTACCGAAACAACATTTTTGATGCGCAAATACAATGATGGATGGTACACTATCATCTATCCAGGCGATCCATTCGGAACGCATCAAAAGCAAACAGAGTTGTCGGCATTTTGGGGAAGAGAAGGATTTCTACCAAAAGGAACTGAAATTCTTGTTATCAAAATGCACAGCGATCTTGGACACAAATACAAATCTTCACGTGGAGTGAAGGTCACAAAATGGTCAGGCATCAATCCTGTTGAGGCCGCAGATATTTTACAGCACGGTCATTTGATTATGAAGATCGTTGCTGGCACAATTCCAGCGGATCAAGCTCGAAGCATGATGCCGACAAAGCAAGTGTTGGTGGCGATGGCAACCAACACACGGAATGGGCAAACTGTGGCTGGATTCTATGTTCCAACTGTGGCCCAAAGTTTCAACGATCTGAATTTAGTCCGTCACAAATGGGACACATATCACAAAGCCGGGTACAATGTTGAAATTTTCATGTCTTCATCTTCACTGTTCACTCGTGGAATCACGATGATGAAGAAACCAGAAACTTCAAAGTATTATATGCTCAAGCCACATGACGTTGAAGAGTTGCGAAAGAATGCGCAACTCTACTATGAGAGATGGCTACAATGAAGCTAGACACATTAACGTATTTTCTATGTGAACAAATGGATAAGTTCAGTTACTTATTCATTTTGTTGTCAGTTGCAAGCAACATACTTGATGAATTTATTTCTTCAAGTGCGCACGTGTTCGATTGGTTGACAATATTGTTCTTCTTGCTGGCATCCGGGAGCTATTACTGGTATGTGTGCTTTAGCGGCACGTCGTGTTTTTGTCAGACTTGGAGGAAGAAAGCAGCCGCCGAAAAGCATCTACAATATCCTGCTCCGTCCAACCGTGGTTGGTAGAGGTCTTTTGTAGGCTTCCATTGCTTCCGATATACAGAGCATACACTGGCACAAACTGCGTGCTTGTCAATGACGTAATTTTGCGTCACGATGACGAAACCCAAAACATTGGGTGATTTACTGTGACTGTGCCTTCAGTTTGGACGGTGTGACAAGACAGTTGCCAGTGATTTTGTATTCGTAAAATTCGTTTTCGGAAGTGAGTTTGTATGATCCGTCAGGATTCAGTTCCCGGACGATATACATGCCTTCGACATGTTGGACTTCAACACCTTTAGCTTCAAAAATAGTCTTGCCTGTGGCGTCCCAACATGTGACATCATTGCGGAGTGGTGAGGTTGCGCAACCCCCCAGTACCAAGAGTGCGATTAAGAGTGTTCGTTTCATACTTGTTTTACCGTTTGGATCATTTTTGCCGGATACAATCTGAATTGCCATTGCGCTAACGACCTTGGTTGTACTTGTCAAACTGGTTGTTGAAGGTGGCCGTCAGATCGTACCATTCGTCAGATCCCCAGTCAGCGTCTTCACGCAATTGCATCAGGCGATCAAATTCTTCAAGCAACTCATCCGGCACATTGAACTTGTGCCCGTCTTCGTCTGTTCTGTTGTAGCGTGGCACGTTACACCCCGAAAGCAATCACACCAGATCGCTTGGCGAGTGTCACTCGTTTGATGTCTTTCATGTTGGGGTAGACGACCGAAAGATGATGGTCGTGCTCACACTGAGCGCACGGCACTCGACGGTTTCCATCACCGACAAATCGTAGAGCGGCCATGCTTGACCGGATGGTTGAAACAGTTGGTTTTTGGTGGATGGCTTCCACGTTTTTCCGGTTTCTTTTTCCACCACTTTCAGGTAGTGTTGAACTGATTTTGCGGAATTTCATTTTCGCTTTCTCTTTGCTGTTTCCTGTAAGGCCAAAATCGTTTTTCTGGGCGCTACAAGGCTGGCTTCAGCCAGTTCGTCGTGTAGAGTAGGGTCCAGGGCCAGCAAGCCCGCCATGAGGCTTAAAACGCTGCTGGCGACGGTTTTAAACGGCAGTCGAAGGTGCTCCCGGCCTTTCTCGTACCCGGCGCAGACCTCAATCTGACATTCTAGGCATTCCAGTACAGTTTTCGCTCGTTTTGAGAGTTTGGCTTTACGCATGTGCGGCGATTTCCTTTTCCAGTTTCTTCCGGCACGTAGCACAGTTGTCTGGACTGTCATTGTTGCCTTGTTCAATTCCTTCGGAATTTTCAGACAAAAGCGGCAGTCCCCATCGATTGCAAAGCGAACGATGGTTTCTTACGTAATGCCATTTCGGAGATCCGATTACAAAGGTCCAGCCTTCAGGATGCATCTGACTTTCTTCTTTCTGCGGTTTGCTCAATATTAAACGCCAGCGTGCGTACTTGCTCGTGCAAGGTTAGAACCTTCTGGCGAACATTCCCATGATCGAGTGCTTGATATGCGGCAAAGACAATGTTCTCTGCTTGTCGAAGCAATACGCTTGCCAGCCATAATTGTGCGCTCTTCTTGGTCATGCTTTCATTGTAGCATGTAGAGAGTAGGAGTGCAAATTAGCTCACGTAGGAGACGATTTCGTACTTGCCGGATGGCATTTTGTACCAGGAAACGCTAAGATACAGGCCATTCCCAATCGGAATATTCTTTCGACCTTGATCGCCTTTTACCCGGCCCGCTTGAGTTTCGTCTTCAAACTCGTGCCAATCCAGGCCAGTTTGCGCAATGGCATCCTGGATTTTGCTGAATGCTTCGGCCTTTCCTTTGGCGTAGTTCTTGTTGATTGGGTCCAAAAGATTGGTAAGGGTTTTCTTTGCCTTACCCTTGGAGGACGAATCCATCACAGTGGTATACGGGTCACGGTGGTCGTCGTGGTTGCTGGTGGCGTAAATCACGATTTCGTACCGCCCGGACTCCAACCGATACCACGTCATTGATATCCAAATGTCCTTCTTGACTTCCACATGCAGACGACCTTCGTCTGCATGAATGTGGTCACGCACAGGCTTCGTGTCCAATCCGTGTTTGGTGAGTACGGAGGCGATTTCACTCATCGGCATTCCAGTATGACGAGCGAGATTGATCGAATTCAGGTCTGCGTTGACCTTTTGTGTGAGCACTTTGATTTCAGTAGGAGACATGGGAATATTTAGGCTGCGGCGGGTGATTCATGCGGGAAAAAACGAGTAAAGCCCGGTCCAGGATTTGCCTGGATACCACACCCCGCCGCAAAGTCGTTACTTCTTCATCCCGTAGACGAAGATCCAGTAAATGACGTAGAGCCAACCGCAAAAGGCGTGCAGGATGGCCCAAATGAGTGAATGGTTGACAGACCAGGAACAGATGATGGCAACAATGCCGCCCAATCCGATACTGCAACCACAAGAAGACTTTTGATTATCCATAAATTTTCTCAGTACATTCCGACAGTCGCCAGCGCTTCGAGCTTTTGCGCATGGTCAAGAACTTCCGGCGTCTCGCCAAACAGAATCGCTTCCGCCACGGTCTTTGCTTCAGCCAGCGTCTTGGTGGTGATTTTCGGAATGTTGCGGAAATGTTCCGAAACCGAAATCCGCCAGTACCCCCGGCCCTTCATGTGGAACGGCTCTTCGTAGTGAATCGTGGCGTTGCCGAAAAAGGTGTTGTCGGTGAAATAATGCCCGGTGTCAGCGTTGCGCTTCCACCGAATGCCAACCGATGCCTGGAAGAGATTGAACCACGTTTCGTACTCGAACGCAGTCAACAGACCACGTTCGTGACCCCACCGGATAACATCGTATCCGCTGCCGATGGGCATTCTGCCGCAGTACTCGATGCAGAGATCTTCCAGCGCTTCCCACTTTTGCGAAATGCGGTCCCAATCCACAGACGAAAACTTGGTGAAGTCCCCGAACATTCCGATACGGATCGATTCGTTTTTGTTTGTCATGATTGTACTCTACCACAGACCAAACAGGATTGTCAAGGTTAAAACAAAAGTTTCTTTACCGCCACGGCAAAGGCTTCGGGGTTGTTGAGCAGAAGAGTTGTGGGCAACCAGCGATTCGGCCCACCCGTGTAGTCCTTGCGGCCCTTGCACGTGCGCACAAGCACCCCAGGTCCATTCCCTTGGACACCTGGATGTAGACGGTATCGGTGTGCAGCGTCACTTCGCCCCAAACGGCGATTCCGCCCGGATTGAACCGCAGATCGTACTGTTCCTTGGACAAATTCAACGCTTTGGCAACCTTGCGGAGCGCAGTCTTGAACTTGCTGGCAACGGCTTTCTTGGCCGGATCGTTGTCCTATTGACTTTTCAGAAATGACGATTTCCTACTGCTTACATCTAAATTTTCGCCAACAAATAAATGATCGATCCGGCAGTCAACGGCCAGCGGAGCAGCCAGATGACCAAACAAAACGTGATGAGAGACGCCACCAGCAACTCCACACCTTCCATGTAGAAGTTGGCAATCTTCCAGAGCGTCATGTTGGTTTTCATTGGGTTTCCCCCTTCAGCCGTGCGACAACATCGTCCGGGAGATTGTACATTTCCCGCAGATCTTCGGCGTTCTTCACGGGAAGTGAATGGCGCATGTAGTACTTCCACGCCCGCTTCTCTTCTCCCCCGGCGATCACTTCGTCCAGGTTGGTGATGGTGTTCTTTTCCCAGGTGACCGTCTTGGCAGTCACCTTGATCCGCACGTCCGGGAACTTGTTGTGGGTGTATGTGGGCGTAGGCATTTACTTGTTCTCCGCAACAAAGACTGCGATTTCTTCTTGCGTCATGCACTCCGTTTCGATGTTGAAACGGCAGGAAGACGTGACGTTGGTGAACCACTGATTCGAGGTCCAAGGACGGAAGACGTTGTAGTTGGTTCCGGCAATCTTGCCAAGCAGACCAGTCTTGGTCGTCTTCAGTTTGTGGATTTCACCAACAAACGTTTTGCCCAGAATGGGGTCGTTGATCTTGACTTTGAGAGTTTTCATGTTACACCAGCCGCAGGAGGAAGATGTTCTCTTCGTTGCCATCCACGATAGCAAACGTGCGAAGGACGCCATCGAGCCGCAAAACCTTCACGTTGAACTGATTCCGGGCCTTCGTGCCATCGTAGGTCAGGCGATAGGTCATCGTCTCACCAACAACCGTAACGGTTTCGCCCATCAGAGCAGCAAGAACGTCGTCTTCGCTGAACCGCTTGATGTTGCTGTTTTCGTTTGCCATGCTCAAAGATTAGCACAACCAACCACGAAAAGTCAATAGAAGTTGAAAATATTTTCAGAGTGTGGTTTTAAATCCGAAATCTATTGGCTTTGTTTTCTGTGCAGTAAATCATGATTCAAACGCTTGTATTCTTCTGGTGATACAGATTCGCATTTTCAGTTCGTATTCGCTCACTGGAATCCTTCTCCAATGTGACCATCGCAATCGTTCCAGCCCCGATAACAGAGATCACACTTCCACTTTCGTTGTTCTTCTGTCAGTTTGGAGCGTTCGTATTCCTTCAACATGCACACGTCGTTATCGTTCTTGGTGCGATAGGACACCATGTAACTTCCATCTTCCATATCGCAAACCTCGAAGGCGAACACGCCAGCTTCAATCAGAACAGGCACGAACATGAAAAGCTCTACCTTGCTCACAAAGCAGCAGCAGCCTTCACTGTGGACGTGCATTTTCACGTACTCGACTGCCGCCTGAAGTGTCATTGTAGTGTTCATATCTGATACCGTGCTTTGAGATCTTCCGCATTCCACCGATAGGATTTCGCTTGTTCCACGATAAAAGCAATTGCCCCAGAACGAGTGCAATTTCCTCCGATGCCCAAATCGAGAGCGATTTTCAGAAGGATTTGACTATCGAGTGTGTGCAACCAATTGCGCATTACCAGCGCTCCTGGTGCCGTTTTGCCAGCACGAGACGAACGAATTCCTCTACGTCGTCTTTGTGGATGAGAATGTCGTGGTAGCAGCCAGTATCCAGGTTCAGATACCGCAGATGACCGCAAAGTTCGCCAGGATTCGCATATCGGGAACCATACTGGCATTGCATTCCAACACGCCCACGGCAGACATCACCAAGCTGCGTGTAGTCGGGATAGTTTTCTTTCGACACAGGACGTGTCATATGGCGTAACGCTCCAGTTTGTGGAGAATCCACTCATCAGGATCGCCCGTCCGGGCCTTCTGGACACCGTAGGGCATCTCATCCTGGTAAAAATCGTACAGGGTGTCTCTGGTCTGGACAGGCATGTCGTAAAAATCGATTTCGCCTTCCAACCACTTGGAAACGCCTTCCAAGCTCAATAGCTCTCTTTCACTCATGCTTAGAGAATAGCACAAAGGGAATGCGTTGTCAATAGGTGTATCAATTTTCTTGTGGAGTCCAAACAGGAATGACAGTGGCACCATCCGGGATGAAATAGCCAGCCGCCAATTCGTGAACGTATCCATCCGATACCAAACGTCCATCATTTCTACGGACAATGTTGGCAACACATGCGTCAGGATTGTTCTCGAAAAATATCAATTCTGTGTCAATGGGAGTGGTGACCCAGGATGAAATGGCAATCAATCCAGCCATTCGGATCATTGGTTCCACAAAGAAAACGTCCGTTATGGTAACGTCTTCTCTTGCTTTGATGGCGGCTTTCATTTCGGCCATTGCATTCTCATTGTTGGCCGGATCGTCAAATAGGCGACCCATAGGATTGGCTTCGGCGTAGTGGGTCTTGCCAGATCCGGGAAGACCCACAATAATGCGCAGTTTACTCATGATTTGTCCATGTAATTGTCTGGGCGATCCCCAGGCTCAATCTCGAAAAGATTTCTTTCGGACAGATATTGAAACAGGTCCGACAGGTACAGAGCTTTGTGAGCAAACGTGGTTGAGTTGCCGTAATATTCATTGCGGGTGTACTCGCCAGTTTTCACAAAAGCAAGCAATCTCTTGTAGCGGATGTACGTGATGTTCGGACAAAAGTGTTCCAAAATACGATCCAAATCATCCCACAGCGGTTCTGGTTCTCCGGTGGTGTAACGGTGCGTGCGGTCACCATCGTCCCAACATGAACCGCCAGTGACGCCGCCTGATTCCCAGGCATTGACCAAAGCGGGCTTCAGCATCCACGGTTTGATGTTGTACGTGTTTTCGCAATACAGCACCAATCCGCCGTAACACAGATCGTGTTGAAGCGAATCTCTGCCGTGCCAATAGTCAAACGATGGAACCTTTTTCTTGGCTTTCGGTTCTGCTGGCTCAACAGGAACATCGGGCACATCGAATCCAATGCGCTTCAGTTCCTCAACGAATTGTTCGTAGGTCCACATCACAAATCTCAGTGTATCAAATTTTTAGACAGAAATCAAAAGGAATTTGGTGGCCCCGGTGGGAGTCGAACCCACATCCATCCGCTTAAAAGGCGGCGATTCTTTATCCATTGAACTACGAGGCCGTTGGTAGCCACCCACAGAATCGAACTGTGATCCTCTGCGTGTAGGGCAGGTATCCTACCATTGAATGAGGCGGCTATGTTGATAACTACTACATCGCTATGTTAAAATACTACATTGCGTTTTCTTCGAGTTAGAAATAGTCTATTGAATTATACGACAATTGCCTGTTTATTATTCCTATACTCTTGTTGTAACTAATGAACTTACACGTTGGTATTCTAATTGCACTTACTCATTAGCTATGACTGTCATACTTGTACTACTCGTCTTCGTTTTTTTCATCATTCTTGACTATGCCACAGGAAAACATCCTCTGGACATTCGCACATTCGACCATTCTAACGATGGCTTCGCAAACCTTGGTGTTACTATGGCCGATGGCGGCATACTGGTGGAGCAGACGGGAGTCGAACCCGCAGCTAAACTCTGCCCCTAAAAATTGGTGGATTCGGTGGGAGTCGAACCCACATCGCCGTGATTAAGAGTCACGCATTCTTGAACCAATTGAACTACGAATCCAAAATAGATCGGATCGTGCTCGAACTTCGTACATCCACGCATAGCACACCCAAAACCTGTGTAGGTCTTGTTCAGCGTATACGGATGATTGCCTAACAATCTATATTCTTTGTCTGTCATACAGGCCAAACATACGGCAGATCCGCTGGAACTCCAGGGAATTTTGCCTTGTAGTAATCTGGCATCTTCCGCACTAAGTTCGATTGATGAGAAAGATGAAAGTCTCCGTCTCCAACAAACTTTGGCAAATCAAAATTCTGCTGAGTGGACATTATGTTTCTGATACGATCTGCACACGTATCTTTGTATCCTTTTGAAATCCACTCTTCACAAATCTCAAGTCCGTACAGGCACAATGCGCCTTCGTGACCAGCCCACATTTTCACGGCTGGATGATTTCTCCATCCAGTTTTTTCACCAGTAAGAGTTTGGAGTATCTGAAGACATTCTACTCTTTGCTTGCCCAATCGCTGGCGATCAAGGCACGCAGCAGATTCAGAAAACGATGAAAACGGTAAAAACGTTTGCATTCTCACTCCAAAAATTTGGTAGCCCTACCAGGACTCGAACCTGGATTCCAGACTTAGGAGATCTGTGCTCTTTCCGGTTGAACTATAGGGCCATTTCTTTATTATAACAAACTTGGTAGCCCCACCAGGACTCGAACCTGGATTCTAGGTTTAGAAGACCTATGCCCTTTCCCGTTGGACGATGGGGCCAAAAACTTCTGGTAGACCTGGAAGGAATCGAACCTCCATCTTAGCGTTCGGGGCGCTATATCCTGTCCGTTGAACGACAGATCCACAACAAACTTGGTACTCCTGAGAGGACTCGAACCTCCATGTGCGGCGCATTCATCCGCCAGCGTTCGTAGCGCTGTGACTATCCAATTAGACTACAGGAGCACATAAAACTTTGGTGGATTCGCAGGGATTTGAACCCTGAACCTCGTGGTTAAGAGCCACTTGCTCTAGTCCGGTTGAGCTACGAATCCATAAACTTTTTCGGGCCTTACTTCGGCACTCTTCATCAAGGCACACATTGATGTAACCTGGATGATTCAAACTGGGGCAAAATTCTTCCCCACAAACTCTACAATTTCTCTTCTTCATTATACTGCCGCTCCCGGCTAAACTCACGGTCACTTCTCAGAACAGCGACAGCGAAACTTTGGTTGACCCGGCTGGATTTGAACCAACATCAAACGCTAATCAGGCGTCCGTCCTACCATTGAACGACGGGTCAATATTTGTAACGAACAAATTTTCGCAATGGGGCTGTTAGCGCTCTATCCTCTGAGCTACAGGTCCATAAGTTGGTGGACCCGGCTGGACTCGAACCAGCGACCTCTCTCTTAAAAGGAGATAACCCATTTACAAGCGGCTCGTTACAAAAACTTGGTAGCCCCTAGAGGAATCGAACCTCTATTTCAGCGTTCGTAGCGCTGCGCCTTGTCCGTTAGACGAAAGGGCCATAAAACTTTGGTTGGCGGGGGGGGACTTGAACCCGCCAAGAAAACTTGGATATCTAATTTGTGTGTTGGATTTGGTGGGTCTGGAGGGAATTGAACCCCCAACCTTCTGGTTAAAAGCCAGCTACTCTGCCAATTGAGTTACAGACCCAGAACTTGTTTGAATCTGCGATAAGCGGCTTTAGAAGGCAACCGTGACACACAACAATCAGATGCGATAGCGTGGCCGCTTATCGCTTCCGTTTGCTCCGAATGATAATTCGTCTGCGTGTCATAGTCTTGAATCTCTTTGCGTATTTATACAAGCAAGTCAGAGAGCGTCTTTACGATCCCCTTTTTAAGTGTCTCTCTCGTTACCGGGACTACCGACTTGCTTGATCTTTTACTATCGTACCACACTACTGGAACTTTGTCAAGTCCCAAAAATCTGGGCCGCTTACGGTGTACGTCGCATCGACCACTCGACGGGCATCACAGATGAATGTTGTTTGCCCTCATTCCCCGTCTGGCGTGAGCATATCATTCACTATTGTAACAGCATCCGTACGGGATGTCAACATGAAGCTCAAGAAAATGGAGATTGTGGTTTCACCAATTTTGCATTTTCTTCAATGCATCCGGCACAAAGCAACATCAAACTGTACGTTCTCGCACGTGAACTCTTTTTGATTTCGGTGAGAGTCACGGGTTCCTTTTCACCGCACAATTCGCATGGCTCAATTTCTTCGAGAATCAATCTGGGGCAGGATTCATGAAATTGGGCCGTCGCCTTTTCCACGGTTCTGCTCAGAACGCTGAGTATCAATTGCTTCGGTTTTGGTGGAATAAACGCAGTCACTCGATAGTCTTCTGGTATCAGAATTTCTTCGAGTGGTGTGCGGTAAATATCTTGCACATCTATTTCATCGTACTCCATTTTATTGTACCACATGCACGGGCTTCCAAAAACCAAGCCATCTCAAATAATATTTGTGATTCTTGCCGATGAAATACAGCACTCGCCAGGAGTTGCGTGCTTTACATTCCGGCAGTTTCAATCCAACGGAAAATGCTGCGTCGTGTTCGTGACTTTGACAATACGAGCACGTGCAAATTAAAGTGTGCCGTTCAAACAGGAATGGACCTTTGTGGTACGATCTACTCATTTCCTTGTTGTACATTCCGATTTTTGTTGGTTGGGGGATTAACATACGACAAATCCAAAAGATGGAAAGCAATCATGAATGGGCCAATGGCAATACCCCAGATGCGGATACGCCGCCCTCTGGTAGTTACATTACGACAAAACTTATCAGTTGATCCTTTGTACAGGCGTGGTCTGTGCATGAATAGTGCCTTAATGTGCTTCCACATTCCATAATCGCTCCCGTGTATTTATTCGTTCATTTTGAAAATCATTTCTCCAAGCAAGTAAATGAGAAATGCCAATTGCTTATCAGAATTATTTGTATCCTTCTCCCGCATCATACGCTCTTTGTACTCGAAAATTTGCTTGTACTGATCTCTAACGGCATTGATCTTTGCCACACTTTCGACATCTTGTGTTTCAGCAACAGACGCAGCTTCGCTGGCCTTATATTGATCGATGTTGTCGATTGTGAACCTCACTGCCCGTCTGATAAATTCAGATCGGGTCAATCCAGTGAGTTGTTCTTTGATGACTTGATCCATTGCTGCGGTTAGCGTCGAAGATAACCGTAGTAAGATCTTGTCGTCTTGTACTTTTTCTTTCATATACCTCTGTTAATGGTCGTATTTCAACAATCTAGAGGTATATACATCTCTTAGATTTTTGCGTTTGGTCCGAAATTCACAGAAAGCATGTCGGCTGTGTGTAAAATGTACGCTTCCGGTGTTTGTGGCTCAACCGGGCTTCCCCATTCCTGTCGTCCGTGATGAGCAAGAATGCAATTCTCGATATTCTCTGTCATATCGGAAGGAAGTTCTTTGCCTTCGATGCACATGAGAAAATATGCGTGACTGCCGGAAAGATGGCGAACCAATTTTCGATACTGAGTTTTCTGACCAGTTTCAGTATAGTCTTTGATCTTCATACAGTCGTGAAAAACTGCTGCCACCGTAATCACATCTGAGTCAATGTATTGGTACTCGTCTGCTACAGAGTTGTTAATGCCTTCAGCCATTGCCAGCGCATAGGAAAGAACTTCGGCTGTGTGGACTAACAGCCCGCCTGGGTACGCATGATGGCTTCCTAACGATCCATATGCAGCATCGAATCCTGGTAGTTGTAAAACCTGACGGCAAGCATCTTGCAAACCAGGATAATACACATTATCGATGCATAGGTTAATATGTTCACTTGCAAATTCAAATTTGTTCATAATATTGGTAGTGGGCGAGAGTGCTGCCCTCTCCCGGTACTCTAATCTGGAGTTTCTGGGGTTTATAAGACCCCACTGCACTGCTGGTGCTGCCCACCATATTATTATTCACCGACAGTCTGTTGTATGAGAAATTGGCGGTCATCTAGCCGTTTTTGCTTTTCGATGACGGTATTGAAGGTATAATTGAACAGCGCAGACGCAAAGTTCGTAATTCCAGAAATGACACTAATACCCAAGCCAAAGATATCGTTTGACATGTATGCCCAAGCAAACAGAAGAATACAAATAGCTCCTGCGCCTACATTCACACGATAATCAAGATTCGGTAATGTCATCATTTTCCAGTATACTATAATTTATCATTCGTCGCAAATTGGACATCCGTGACAAAACAAAGCAGATGGCCCTTTCAGTGCGGTTCGGACTGACATCAGCAACGCACCCAAGACGTTTGATCCCTTGTTCCCGCATGGCTTGCAGACGCACGAACCCCAATAGTTGTCATGCCATGTGTTGCCTTCGATCAAAAACGCATCTTCTGTAGCAAGGAGCTTTTGGCGAAGTCCCCAATTCTGTGTGAATTTTGCGAGTAGGATTTCCCGCATGACTTCAACTTTAATCTGGTTCCAGTCGTCACGAAGATGAACCTCTGTTCCCCGCCGTTTGGCCTGTCCTGGCGTTGTGGGGCTTTTTACAGGGCCGTTGCCATTGTCCTGGATGTTGTAAAGGATGTAATCTTGCTCTTCAGGAATGAGTGTTTTTGCCCACTGGTAAGCGTGTTCCGATGTTGGAAATTCAACATCTTTCCAGATAAGTGTCGCCGGAAAAAAATTGGAAAGAAAGTGGTAGTCGTTTCGGAATTCTGAAACAATAACAGTTCCAAACGGATCTTGTTGGACAATCGGATTGTTGTGAATAGACGGCGGATGCATGGTGTTAAAATCTCAGTATACCACGCATTTATAATTCGTCAATGAGATTGCTTGCTCCACTCTTCCATGAGGATTTCGTGCAGCGTTTCGACGTAAGCCAATTCTTTGCGTCCGAAACGTTCTGCTTCCTGGATGCCGCTGGCTGGCACAAAAACATATCCGGCCAGTTCCATGTCAGTATGACCATCGTCGCCACGATTCTCGAAGTGCTCAACCATGAACACTTCTTCGCCCATGTCCCAAACACCGTGGAAATCCTTGCCTCTCGTTCGCAGTCCAATGTTGTAGAGAATAGTTCTCTCTACCAGGATCGTTCGAGTGCCGACTTTGGCACTGAATAGTTCCGTGTTATAGATTCTCCCTTGGAGTGGCGCATAGAACCCGGCTTCCCGAATCACCATTTCCGTAGGAAGATTGTACGTGCGGAAACGATTCATCAAGAATGGAGTCCATGCCGGATTCAATTCGTGCGCTTTGTAGATGTGGTACAGTTTAGGTTTCATCGCTCTTGTATGTTCCGAAAATTACTTCACATGGTATTGGTATTCCATACAGAGTGTCCGTTTTTTGCGTATTCATCGGAGATTATCAATGTTTTCATTTGCCATCCAGATACGATAACCAAATTCTCAAATCTTGTTCATTACTCTGCTTCTTTGCTTTTTCGGCGGCGGCTGCAACTTGTTTCGCCGCCCATGAAGTATCGTCAACCCCTTTTGGGCCGTCGATTGTTCCCCAAGCTAATGGGTGTGTTCGTCATACAACAAACCCCGCTCTATGTCCTTTTCGTGACCGCTGTGGCTTCGGAGAAAGCAGCCGCACTCTGAAGTCCCCCGCTATGCCGTAATCGATTCCAGGCGGGTTTACGACGTTGCTGCGGTACTTTATATCGAACGCCTCAACCTCACGAGTCGAATAGTTCTTGTTGAGAAACTGCCGCTTGCCAGCCGGATGCTTCTCCAACAGGCAGCACGGACCATGCCATGCAGACGGAATGAAGCTGAACCGTTGTCCGACTTTTAGCTTTGCGATGGTGGTCGTCATTTTTCGCTCGATTGTTTGGCCGCAAATTCTGCAAGGGCAACCATAAGACGCATGGCCGCTCTGACTTTGGCTTTTTCCGCCGCAACGTACACGTCCAATGCACATGTCCAAGTGGAACTGTCACGTGGGACTTCTACCTTTTCTGTAACAGTTTCGTTGAATCCTGGAACACCATATACGCTGGCATCAACGTAATCCCCACACGAGTTACATTCAAGAATGTGGGGCATCACCATGATTCGGACTTTTCGGTCATCGGACCAGAACAAAGCACAAGTCTCTTCGTACATGATTACTCCGTAAACGAAACACCCGGCCAATAGACAACATACTGCGTTCCCATGTTGTCCACGGCTACGTTGCGAGGGGCGGGAATCGCTTCGTCATCATCGCCACCGTTATTCAGACCAAGCTCGTATGCGATTTCCTGAATCGCACGATATGGCGAATCAACGGTGATTGCGAAGCATTCCTTGCCGTACATTCCACGCCCGGAATACGAACGGGTTTCGTACCCCAGATCTTCAACAAACTCTTGAAATGTCATATTCGTAGATTACCTCTTAAGCCTGTTGTCAATGCAGATGTATCAAAATTTCAGACCCAATGCCCGGCGTTCCTCTGCGGTCAGTTTGTTTTTGGCGTTTTCAATAGCCTTTCGCTTGGTTTCGCCCGATTTCCATTCGTTGTATTCTTCTTTGGAATCGAATAGAAAAATAGGATGGACTTGCCCATCGGACTCATACCAACCCACATTCTTTGATAGCGACTCTGCAACTTCATGCTTGGTAAAAAACATATTCTCAAGCAGAGCGCTACGATATTCGTCTATTGGGGCCACAATTCCATAAATCGTCTTCATTGTTCTTATCTCCTACTTCTTCACAAATCTGTCCAGTCCTTCCATCAACGCAGCTTTCAGTTGACGGACTTTTTCTTTCGTTTCTGGAATGTTAAATCTGCGTTCACTGAAATCACTTGTGATCGGTTTGCCCATTCGCTCCGACAATTCCAGACCAGTTAACAGGTCGCACCGTTCACATTGACGCACGCACCACTTATTCATCAGTGACGGATCGGCATTGACTTCTTCCATATCCGGTTTGCTGTCTGCGCCTTCGTATGTACCAGGATCTTCCGGTGCAATACCTAGCTCGTTGTCTGCGAGATAGGCATGATCGTCATAGTCGTATTTGTCGGGATCTCCGTGTGTAACGATATGACCGTTAAACCAAACATGGTGCGCATAGCCTTTGATGCCCATCGGACCAACTGCGTTTGGGTCAGGTTCCGGGCCATCTTTGGTGACCCATTCCGTGTGGGCAATTTCCTGCCCCATCGGATCAAAGAAAACTGCTGGACGACACTGAGTGCCCCAGGCTTTGTTGCACAAACCATCGCAAACTGCGTTCGTTTGCTGGCCGAAATATTGAATGGGTTTGATGAGTGCCATGTTATCCAAAATTCCAACATAACCAACGGTAAATTGGCAGATTACATTTCAGAGTACCAAATCGCCTTACCGTACAGCGTATGCCTCGTTAGTAGTCAGAGAATTCGACTTGGAGTGCATCGAAATTCAGCGTTGACCCGTTGATGGACTTCAGATCAAAAGCCTCTCCATCAACTTCAAACTTCTTCAGCGTGTTGTTGTGGCCGTGCGCTTCGCTGATGCCGCATTCGCCCCGGCACGAACACCCGGACGAAAAACAGTAGAAGATCTGGCCGTCGCAATTCACACCCAAACCAGAATACGAATGGTTGCCGTAGCCGTAATCCTCGTTCTGCATCTGCAAGATTACAACCAACTCATCTTCATTGAATTTCGACTTCGGCAACTCATTGTAATGCTTCTTCACATACGTGGTGATGTTCATGACATCCTCCTACAGCTTGCAAAAATCTACGCCTTCCGAGTAATACCCATTCGACGTGCCATAAAAGCAGGGCATAGGTCTCACCATCAATAGTAGTGAAAACGATTTCTTCGCCGGTATTCCTTTACGTCCGACAATACCTTGCCGTTCAAAATCGAAATGTTCAAGTAATCGTACATCACAATTCCCCTACCTTTCAGCAGTTTGCCGCCCGGAAATCAGCGGCATCTAACCGCAAATCCGGCTCACGCCCAATGAAAATAACGACTGAAACGCATTAGTTACCTCGATAGTCTTTGTTTGCCCACGAAATCAGCATGATTGTGCCATCTTGCCGCCGCATTCCGTTCATGCGGTATGTGCGGGTGCGTGAGTGAATTTCTGTTGTTGGATCAGCCAGGATTTCTGGAGTTGGCTCGTTGTCCCAGGCAGTGATTGTCGTCCCATTGCGACGTTGATCGTAGGAATTCGTGCTTAACCCGCTCCCAAAGCACGCACCACACTCGTGCGCATGTGGTTTGGGATTGATGCCAGTTCCGCCGCAAATTTCACATTTGATTGTCGTACCAGATCCGGCAATGGTTTTGCTCGACTTCATGGTTTTATCTTAGCACTAAAGATGCATCTTTGTCAAGGGGTGGATTTACCACCCCATCTTGTCGGCGCATTCCGGTCCCAGACCAACTTCGATGGATGCCGGAACGGTCAAAAGGCGTCCGCAGCGTCCGCACTTTCCAGCGTGCCACATTTCCATGTTCGGCGTGGGCTGTGCGACGTTGATGCGAGTGAAGGCCCAGTTGAATGCGGCAACCGGAAGCGACTCCATCGTCAGCTTGGAAGCGGCAGTGGTGCGGAAAGCCAAACCAAGCGGAGTGGCCTTGATCTGGCCGATGTACGTGTAGTTGGACCAGTTGTCCGGGCCAGTAAGGTACGACACCATCCAGGACTCGCCGTACTTCTCGTTGGCGGGCTTGTGGGTGACCTTGTAGGTGTAGCGAGTGCCAGTCCGCTGCGAAACGAGAGTGAAGATGGCCTTTCCCGCCAACATGAACTTGCGGGCAGTGGAAGGGCTAACAAACGCCCTGTGCAACGACTCAGGGGCGACTTCTTCGACTTCGTGGGTGTGGGTGGCTTCGTTGTTCATGGTTTAACAATACCACGCCCAAAGGCCCAAAGTCAATAGATGTATCTAAAATTTTTAATAATTGGGAAAAATTCCCAATCGGATGCCAGTTTCAGAGAATCTGGCGGCTTCAGATGCCTCCATAAAAGCCTCATCCTGGGCCATTAAAGCCTCTATAAGCGCTTCTTGCCCAGAATAGGCCCAACACCCTACCCCAATTGTTTCAAGTTCGTATGCAGCATCCAAATCGAAGAAATGAGGCTTCCCAGTGAGGGTTACTGGAGCTTGCCATGCCGTACCACCATTTTCCCCAGGAACAGGTTTCCAACCTAACTTTAATAGATATTTGGCTTTCATTTCTCGAACTTTTCTTTTAGACGTTCGTACAGTTTCCGTTCTTGTTTTTCAACTTCCAATTTGTAGTTAGCCAATAGCTCTTCTTTCCGGATGGCGTATTCTATAGCTTGAATACGGAGATATTCTTGATATTGCTCTATGAAATTTTCCGTCCACAGGTAATGCAACGGAATTTCGAATTCATCATGATCTTCTTGCCCACGATAGAAGCTGAATTTAACAGTTAACTTTCCGTCTTTAAAATAAAATCCATCGTATCCCCAATCATCCGGTTGATAGTTACCACGAGATCGGAACATGGCTCTTGCAATATCTTCGATGCGTGCGGAAAAAACATAATAATTTACTACCGTCGCACGAGTAAAGTCTTCAGTAAGTGGTGTCATATGTTATGATTCGCCCAAATGAAATGTCTAATATACTCTAAGCTTTCTTCCAGAGTCATAATTACAAAATCATCGGCGGAAGAGGCCGCACCAACTTCCCAGATGAAATTGGATTTAATGTTTCCAGTTTGATCTTGTTCCGATGCTACACCGATAATGGACTCTTTTCCTCTCCAGGAAAGTTCGTTTTCGGTATCTTCATCGAAGCAGTAAAGTCGCACTTCCCGGCCTTCGTTGAATCCGTTTTTCCACACAAAAATTGGACTGTCCTTGCTATATGGGTCCATTTCAAGGTGGCTGTAAGCGAGATTTCGTTTGTCCAATTCTTCTTGGACTTTCAGATAACCGTAATTCACTGCCAGAACTCTGTGTCAGGGACTTCTTGTTTTCCGGTGGTAGGATTCAGCCGCACAACAACGGCATCGCACTTGGCGCATGTCCCCATCGTGACACCATCACCACGGCTCATGTAAACGGAGACACCGCAACACGGAGATTCGGTCACAGGCTCTTCTGCTTCGGACCAACCAATTTTGGCCCACGGATTTACTTTGCTCATTTAGTTTCCTTTGGATTGAGGATAAAATGTGGTATTCCAGTTTCCTTCTGGAAAGTCATCAGAAATGGTCACTACCGAAGCCATGTATGCTTCCCCGGCAGAAAGGATTTCAAAGATTGCCACGCCACGAAATTTCAGAATTGATAGTGAACGAACAATTCGGTTTGCATCGGCAACCAACAAATTAGGATTGTCGATTGCCGTGCCGATTTCAATCGGACCAGTATCGCTTCGGAGAGTGAGAGAAAAATTCTTTGCCACGTTGTTATTTACGCAGGAGTCGTATCAACGATCTCCTCCCCCTGAAAGTCCTCGAATCGATCCTGCATGGCCTGAACCTTGTCAGCCGGGACACCATGTACGTTCCGGGCGGCAGCAATCTTCGGGTCCACTTTCAAGCGAACAACCTTCACAGTGTAGCCGTACTCTGCGGCCTTCGCAATGTACTTCTCAAACTCCCACAGCTTGGTGTTGGTGTTGTCGAGAACCACTTCCAGGTCACCCCGGCGAAGTGCCAGTTCAAATTGACCGAAGCACCACCCGTGCGCCTTGCCCAACTTGGAGGGATCGAATTTGTATTCGTTGGTCGTGCGGTCAATGAAGTACTTGTCGGCACTGACAACAGTAGCAGCGGGATGAATCTTGGCAGTATAGGTGCTCTTTCCAGCGCCACTGATGCCACGCAATACGGTAACAGTTCTCATGTCGAAATCAATATAGCACGGTTATTTTTCGCTTGTCAATGGGCTGCGGCGAATTTTCCCGAATTCGTGGTTAATGTTAACCTTTGTGCAAGTATCCATGTCAAACGATATTTCTACACATTTTCCACCCCAGTAGTCGTTGCGTTCCCGAATTTGCGCCAACCGTTGATCTGTTTCGTAGCTATGGATAGAAACGCCCATCGCATCTTCATCCAGGAGAACCACACTGCCGCATTGTTTCCTCAACATATGATCGCAACTACGAATCATCAGCGGACGGTACTGTGTTCCTGTAGTTTTTGAATACAGGACATGGAAGTCCAGAGTGTACAGTTCATGCGTCTGCTTTTTTACGACCTTAAAAACTTTTCCGTGTTGCCATATCACCAACGGAAGTTTCAGTTTGGTTTGTGGTCGAAGCAATTCCCGGCTGGCGTCGTATGCTCCCTGTTTGGTTGTGGGTCGAAGAGACAATCCCTTATCTGTATATGCTACGACAGGAGTTTCAATACGAAAGAACTTAAAGGCAGGATTGACTAGTACTAATTCAGTATGTAGGTATCGACTGAAGTATCGTATCAAGTTCTCTCGTGCTTCTAATTCAGTTTCGTTTACGAACATCAGAGTCCCTTTATCACCCATAGTAACACAGATACAATAAGAATTCCACCAAAGAAAATAATTAGTTTTCTTACAGTTGATAACTGGTGCAAACGATATCGAAATTTCTCTTTTGGTGTGAGTGGCCGGAAATATACATGAATGCCGTCCACGATATTCGTAACAACTAAAATTTCACCATCAATTTCCACTGTGCTGCCAACAATCAGCTTTTCGGCGTCCAAAACAGCAGCGGTTCCCAGAGTTGCAAATTGTTCATTCATAGCTTTAAAAGTTTGCTTCCTCCGTATTTGATCGATTCATACTTATTCATGCTTTGCAGCACACCCTGGTACGCCCATGTGGGATTCTCATTCATGACTTTGTACAAAGCCGGAAGATCGTCGGGAATGTATCCTTTGGCAATGTCTCTTTCGTACACTTCTTGAACGTTTTCACTGAATGTGCCGTAGAATTCAGCTTGTGCTTGTTTTGGAGTAAGACCCAACGAAAGGAGCCAGCAGAAAGCTGTCATCGGAGAACGGTGGATGCCGCCAGAACAACAAATGTATGTGAGGTCGAAGTTGAGTGTGCGCCAGTAATCCAATATTCGTTTCGCAGTAAAGAATGGTTTGTATCCCCAGGTTTGCCCGATTTCGTTTATCGGAACCCACATCGAATATTGAAATTTCCCGGTAGCCAGGACTTCAAAAAAAGAATCCGTTACAGAGAGAACAGCAGTCGGATTGTGCTTTACAGCGTCAAGGGCTTTGCCGATTTGAATATTGTACTTCGGCAGACCTCTGGTGACACGGATGATTCCCATGCCTCTATTGTATCACATAATTGGACTACCAGTGGCGGCCACCGGCGCTTTGGCCGAATCCTCATTCAGTTTACTCCCGTTGTTGAAATTGTCAAGTTTCTCCAGTATGGATTCAGGAATCTTCACCCAAATATTCGGGCCGGATGGAGTCGGGACATCTCCAAGACCGTTGGCTTTCTTCCATGCATCGTAGCAAGCCTTTAGCTTCAGAAACCGCTCCATTGCCGCTGTGTAATCCAGACCAGCTTGTTTGAGTTCAAACATCTCCAATCCAGCATCCGTGCATTTGAAAATCCAATCTGCACGTTGCGCCTGGAGAGTGAGAATTTCTTCCTGTGTCATGCGCCAAGCACTCTCGCCGCCGCAATAATCGCAATCTTCTTCATCACTCAGTCCTTTTGGTTGAAGCGGTTGCACGGGATTTTGCTTTGGGATCGCTGCCAAAGCCAAAGCAGGAATGTTCTACCTAGCGAGGACCATTCTTTTTTCTTTGTTTGCTTGCCGGGGCGAAACCGATATCGACTTCGGGCCATATGCCATCTGCATGACCAAGCACACCGATTTCGCCACCAGCCGGAACAGATTCGAGAATGAGTTGGACCAGATCTTCACGCTTCATGATGCCAGTCCGCACAGTTCCTTGCGCTTCAGGAATTCCAATTCCCACTTGGTGTAGTGGCGATTCCAATATTCCTGGAATTGGTCGTCGGGAATCTGCGCCGGAAGATTTCCGGGGTTAATCTTGTCCGTCTCTGCCTTCATTGCGGAACGAGCCACCATGCGAGAGAAATCGTCGTACATGCGCTCCGGGAGAACGATGCTCAAGCTGGTGATGGCATTGCCCAGTCCAGGCTCACGAAAGATCGAAACCGGGTACGGATTGTCGCTCTCCAACAAGAACGTGAAGAAGTCCGACAAAGCATCATGGTCGCCGCCCGTCAGAATAACCCACGTCTTATGGTTGTCTGCAAATTCGATGAGGTATTCCAGCACTTTGCGGTTCTCCGCAGAGGGATCAGCCAAAAACCGCTTCGTGGCCTTCATCCACATCTCTTCCGCAGAATGACCAGCCTGGATTCCGGTTCGGATTCCGGCGACATAGAAGTTGTTGAAGAATAATCGTCTCATCAGATTCAACTGTACCACAAGAAGATGTATATTGTCAAGATGCTAATTCAAACGGCGACGAACGCCAACCGTATGTGATTCCCCCAACGAACTACGGTAGTTGGCATAGGTTTCGGCACCGGAACCACGCTTGGAATCAAGCTCCTGGCCCTCTTTGCTGTATCGGGCTTCACACATGCTGAGAAGTGGGGAAGATGCGGAAGTACGGACTTGCTTTTTAGCGAAACGTTCTGCTTCTCCCATCGGCTTGATTTCGATATATGGAGCAGTTTTGTGTTCCCAGATCATGTTGCCACCTGTGCGCTCCACGTCGTTTCCACTGCACTCTTCGCAAAGGTAGATGTACCCTTTGGCTTTGTGTGCAGGATCATACAATTCGCCACAGTTGCGACATTCACGGATCATGATTCGCAGCTTACCACAATCAAAACAAAATGTCAACTATAAAGTCGAAATGGAAGCAGTAAGTTTCTGTGCTGCCAGTTCAACAAGAGCTTTTTTAAAACTCATATCCCGATCAGTATCGAAAACAAACTCAACGCCATCTTCAGCGAGTCGGACCATCGGAGCGCTGACGATGACGTTCATAATTGCTGCCTGTCGAGCATCAATTTTCTGCTTCATGCATACAGAGTTTCCGCTAACAATAAAGTTTTCCGTCTGTGTATTTCCATCATTGCTGTTTAAAAACTGATCGGCAGGTTTCGGTTGTTTTTCTGGCGCTTCTGGAGCAAGCTCATGGTTTGATGGTTGTTCCTTGTCGACAATCATCATGCGATTCAGAGCATACCCCTTTTCTGTGATCCAACGAATAATGTCCATTGGACCTCTTGCCCGGTAGCGATCAACTGCATCGCCCATATTATTCTTTACAGCAATGGAATAGTCTTTTCCGATTTCAACGGTGAGTCCACGCTTTGGTGATGCTGTCTTTTTGATTGGCACTGGTTCCGCAGAAGCAAATGCTGGAACATCTGTTTCTGGTTGTGGTGCAGTAGGATCTTGTCCTTTATCGTCGGTAACACTATCCATGCTTCCGCCATCGTTAGGAGAAGATGATCCCATTGCAACACCTTCTTTTTCACCACTGTTTGATTGTTGCACTGCTTGTGCTTGGACCTGTGCTTGCCCACCCGTAACAGGAGACGTTTGACCAGGAACCTTTGTGTCGCCTTCGTTCGGTGTTCCGGCTACGCTGTCGTTGAATGCGGATTGTGATCCAGCTTTCTTGATCTGGTAAAAACTGCGATAGTGATGCTTGGAAGTTTGTTCGAGTTCGTAACCAGGATTTGCAGCAGCAACGTCCATTGCCACAGAGCGCAAAACCATTTTCATTTTTCCGTTTGCAAGATCGTCCAGGATTACGTTTGCTGGTTGCGCCTGATGAATGAAATCAATGATACCGTGTGTGATAGTGATCCAAACAATCATCGAATCGTCGTGATCCAACGATGTGTCCCACTTCATGAAAAATTCTGGATGCCGATTTGAGAAAAATGTGACATAGAACGATGCATCTCCGGTGATGTCGGTTGTTGGAACTCCAGGCGGCGCAAATCCTGTTGGATCTGGCGAAGGCATCATTCCCATTTGCATCTGTTGGTCAAGTTGTGCTTGCTTTTCTTGTTGCTTTGCGGCTTGCTGTTGTGCAACATCGCCAACTTGGTGGAAGGTCACACGCACTTCTGCGCCATCTGGAGCGATGAATCCGAATTTCCAGATTGACTTTGCTTGTCCCGAAGATGGTTGACGTTGTGCAATCCACGTCCATTGGATCGGCTTCGGCGGTTGCACCACTGGTGTTGGCTGATTGATATCCATGTACTTATTTAGTTTGTTTCACTTTGACTTGCGGCATTGGACCCCAGAACCGGGTACGAGCACGAAGATGCCCGTTTTTAAGCTGCTTGATGACGCAAATCGCCATGATCTGTCCGTATTCCATGCTTTCCCAGTCTGCTTCGCTTGGACTAGTATCCGTGTTCTTTGCGTGCTTTTTGTATGGATGGCTGTGGATGTCGCCAAGAACTATCATACCCAGGTTCTTAGCTTCTTTTTTTGCTTCTTTTATCCAGTCGTCTTGGACGTAGACAAAGTTTGGGCCACAAAACTCTTCAGTGTTTTGTGGATAATACAAACCGTCAACTACGATCTTTTCTCCCTCTCCCTCGATTCGTCCCAGTAAGTAAGCAAATGTTTCGTTAGGGAAACTAGCTTTTGCTCTTTTTTTGAAATCCTTGGTAAGTCTTTCTGATACCTGAATTGTAACAGACCCAATGTTAAGCGAAGCTGTGGCCGCAGCACCCATTTCCCAGGACCCTCCTACATTGGTATTTAGGGTTTTTCGGGTGTTTTCTGTAGTTTCAGATAGTTACGAGCGATATACATTACTGGGTGTCATCGTCGTCGTAAATAGCAACACCACCTACAGTTGGTGTTATACGGAAGAAGCTGTTCAATTCTTTCCGCATCTCGAAGAACATGTAACCTTGTCCACGAGCATCATCCAGAGCATTGTGAGTGTGTGGAAATTTTTTTGTAAACCATGTTCGAGGATAGCGGCGCTTTGCGGAGTCGTGGTAAGCACTCTTGATGAGGCACATACCCATCGTCTTCAGATCGAGCGCACTGAATCCGACATAAGACTTGCCCAAAAACTTGCATTGATACCAGTACAGAAATGTGAAATCAAACCCGGCAGGATACGCAAACACCACAGGAGAAGATCGAGTTGCCCCAGACCACTTTTGCACACAGCTTGCAAATCTCTGCATTGCAACTTCTGCCGAAACTGCATCTTTGGTGATGCTTTCCCACAGTCCAGGACGCTTTTGTTCTTGTTCTGTCCACCACTTTGCTGTGTCAGGATCTTCGACTGCACCATCAATTGGCAGGATGTTTACGCAGAATTCTTCGAGTACATTGCCATCAAAATCATAAAACACTGCGCCTAACTGACGCATGGAGTTGACGCCGGGGCACGGCCCATCAGCTTCTACATCAACGCTGATGTAGTATTCTTTTATTCGTTTTCCCATACTCTCATACCACACTAATCGCTGCGAGTCAAAACAGCGAATGTTGCGCCTTCGATGGTATGTCCTGCGGATACTAATCTGTGAATATCTGCTATCCACTCTCTAAACGATTCAGAATCACTGCTTCTGTATTGAAGAATCTCTGCTACAATTTGTCTTTCCATTGCTGGATCGGCGGCAGTATAAGACGGCGGGGCAGATAGAATATTTTGACTCAAAGCCAGCAGTTCTTCACGATAGTCATCATAATCTGCTGGCTCGTTGTTTAGTACTCGCATAAATTCTTTGTGGATGATGATCCCTGTGTGGTATGCTTGAATGTAACTATTTGATAAGTCCTGGGAAAGCTGCATTAACTACCTCTTTGGTGATGCCGTACTTTGCAGGAATCTCTTTTCGGATAAGCTCTACCAATATCGCCGCATCGGATGGATCAATAGATTCCAAAATTTGTGCGAGGATAGCAGTTTTGCGTTTTGGTGTTACATCTTTATAAGTATCCATCAAAACGTAAAGCCGTTTGTGTTCTATTGACAAGCTGTTTGAGGCATATCCATCTTCTTCGAGATTTTCTCTGTACGAAGGAATCTCAACATCAAACTTGATTTTTGGATCGACGGCATAAAGTAGCAATTGCCTGAGCATCAAAGATTGATCTGCAAACAATACCATTGCTTTATCTTCAGCGGTTTTCATTTCGGCGGCGTGTTTGATCGTTTCTGCGAACAATTTTCTCATCATGTGTTTAAAACTCCCGAACAGACTCTATTAAGTTCCTCATTCGTTTTTTTACTAGATAGCCATAAATCATATCTTGCCCACCAACCGGAGGAAGTTTAAATTCTTCAAGAATTGCAGCTTCAATATCAGCGGGGATTTCCGAAAGATCTACCAGCTTCTTGTTCCTATAGTAATTAGCTTTGATCTGTTCGTTTGGACAAAACGTTTCAATTGGTTGTCCGTACCATGCATTTACCTTGGCTTCGTATATAGCAGTTTGACGAACACCTTTGACAAGGGAATCATCCGCACTCAAAAAATTCGGAACTCCGTCGTTCTTGTCGCCTCGAAGAATGTGGTCAAAAAGAAATCGTTCTGCGTCTTCTGTGACCAATAGCTTATCCTGCACTGGTCCATATTGCTGAACGTTTGGATAACGCTGAAGCTGAATGAAGTCGTGATCGCCGGATACAATCAAAATTGGTTCTTGGGTGTGATAGTGCTTTGTTACTACGCCAATGATGTCGTCAGCTTCCGCACCATGCACGTACATGACTTTGTACGGGAAGTTCTCTTTGATCTCTTCTCGAAGCTCGTCAAGCACCTGGAAAACCAAACCCCAATCGATACCGGAGTCGTCACGATCCTTTTTGCGATTGGCTTTGTAATATTGGAATTCGGTCTTACGCCAATAATGAGGATTATCTGCTGCCAGAACAACACGTCCATAGGCTTTGCGGTAGCTCTTGTTGATGCGCCTAATGGAATTGAGGATCATGTGCCGCAACATCATCGGCTGCACAGTTCCGGCATCAGGGTTTTTGCATCTCTCGCATTCACATCCTTCAGGATGATAATTGGTGTCGCCCCTGCTTTGTTTCAGTTGTTGGTGGAGATTTGAAATTGCCACCTGGGAATAGTCTATCAGAATCACGATACCATTATCGCACGGATTCTGAGTTTGTCTACTTTTAGACTTCTCCCATCAGCCCATTACGGCAACGTGCCTGTCTAGTAGGCTCTGTGGGCGCAAATGGCGTGTCGTCAATGTAGGTGTCAGAGTCCACCTTCGACAGATCAGCCCAAGGAAGGGCATATTTGCGCTTGCACGTGGGGCATTGGCTGTACTGGTCGCCCCGGCGATAATTCGGCGCTCTGTGTACAAAGCGACAGAAGAGGACGCCAACCATATCCAAAAAATCCTCGAACTCTGAAGTAGGCTTCACCAACACAGGAACGGGATGATCCAAGTCGTGATCCAATTGTTCTGTGATGTGTGCCGCCGCTAGTTCACGTTCCAGTTCCATTTGATGCGAGAGAAGTCGGATCTCTGCCCACTGTTCCCGCACACGAAACGGAGGAGTTTCACGTAGTGTCAGATGAGATTCGTCACATTCATCTCGTTCCACCCAGGATTGTCCAAATTCCGTCATATCGTAGTCTTCAAAACCCGGTTTCATAGATGTACCAATTTCAAGTCTAGCATGAACTGGTATGAAATGTCAACTATTACGAATGGCTTTCAAAATCAATGTGTCCCGGTTCAAACGTGGTGAGATCTCTTGTGGAACGGCTCGTATGGCATCCCAGAATTTCTGCATTTGTAATGGACTCTTCGAGATGAATTCGCTGATTTGAGCTTTTGGTTTGCGAATTGTTTTGGAGAAAGAAGTTTTTTCGTCGTAGTTGAGAACGGTTGTTCCTTTTGCGGTAAGACCGTCTTTGTGGCCGGATCGGTATGCTCCAAGTTTTCTCGTTCTGGTGTTATACACCCAAAGCAAATCTGCACCAACTAAATCCACAGGCAACAAACTCGATATGCCTGTCTCTTTGTCTTTGGATAGGAA